TGATGTGATAGAACTTGCAAAGGACAAGTTGAAACCAGTTCCAAAGAAGAGACCATCACCATCACCATTCATTCCTCCTACACTTGAAGAATGGAAGCAATACTTCAGAGCATATGGAATGAAGGAAGACATTGCAGTCCGCTCATATGAATCATACAAGGTTGCTGATTGGCATGACTCCAAGGGAAAGAAGATTCTCAACTGGAAGCAGAAAGTCCAACAAGTTTGGTTCAAGGATGAGAACAAATCATCTGAAGCAAAAGCAAACAGATATGTACTACCATTGCAATACAGACCAACAGGAGGACTATCATGATACAGAGAATACAATCACATGACTCGGACATAGAAGTTGCAATTCTGGGTAGTCTATTGCTTTCTGAGAAGATGCTTCCAGAAGTGATTGAACTACTTGCACCAGAAAAGTTCTATGAACCAAAGCACAGAGATATCTACTCTGCAATTCTATCACTCTACAGAGCATCCACACCAGTTGACTTGCTCACCTTGACCAAGCAGTTGAGGAGTGAAGGAAAGTTGGATGATGTTGGTGGTGCTTTGTATGTGTCTCAGTTGACCAACAGAGTTGCATCTACTGCAAACATCACAACATGGTGCTTGCAGTTGAGTGAGATGTTCATGAAGAGGAGATTCAATGAGATTGCATCCAAAGTATATGAGAAGACTTTTGATGAGACCATTGATGTCTTTGATGTCTATGATGAATTCATGACTCAGATGAATGAAGTCTTCCAGCAGAATCTCAAAACTGAAGTAGTTCACATCTCTGGAGTAGTGACTGAAGCATCAAAGTCAATTGCTCACAGGATGAATTCCAATCAAGAAGTCTCTGGATATTCTACAAGTGTTAGGTCTGTGGACATGATGCTTGGTGGACATCAGAAGTCTGACTTGATGTATATGGCTGGAAGACCAGCAATGGGAAAAACTGCTATGGCATTGACTGAAGTCTTGGAACTTGGGAAGTCTGGTGTACCAGTTGCATTCTTCTCACTTGAGATGAGTAGTGTTCAACTTGCATACAGACTTGCTTCAATGGTATCTGGTGTATCAGCAGAGAAACTCATGAAGTACAAGTTGGACAAAGAGTCGGCAACCAAATACTATCAAGCAGTTGATGTGCTGAACAAGATGCCCATCTACATTGATGATACTGCTGGTCTCTCTGTGATGGACTTGAAAGCAAAAGTCAAGAGGATGCAACAGAAACATGGAATAGAGATTGTCTATGTTGACTATGTCCAGTTGATGTCTCTTGGTGGAAAGAAGACTGGTCTCTCCAGAGAACAGGAACTATCTGCTATCTCAAGGAATCTGAAGTTGATTGCAAAGGAGTCCAACATTCCAATGGTAGTTCTATCACAATTGTCCAGAGGAGTAGAGAGCAGACAGGACAAGAGACCAATCCTTGCAGACTTGAGAGAGTCTGGTTCACTTGAACAGGATGCTGATGTTGTCACCTTCCTATTCAGACCAGAATACTATGGTATCATGGAAGCAGAAGGAGGACATTCAACCAATGGACTGGGAGAGTACATCATTGCCAAACAGAGGAATGGTGGAACTGGTATCTGTCCAATGAGATTCCATCACAACATCATGAAGTATACAGACATGAATGTCTATCCACATGGTCAAACACAAGATGAATTCTGATGAAGACTTGCAAAATCTGTAGAGTGAAGTTCACCCCATCATTCTCCACACTTCAACCAACTTGCACCAGTCCTTTGTGCATTCTGAAATGGGCAAAGAAAGTTGATGAGAAGAAAGGGAAGAGAGAAGTGAAAGCAATGAGAGAGAGACAGAAATCAATCTCTCAATGGAGAAGAGAACTACAACAAGTCTTCAACAAATTCATCCGAGAAAGAGACAAGGGAAAAGGATGCATATCATGTGGGAATAAACTTCAAGGGAAGTATGATGCTGGTCACTACTACTCTGTTGGTTCATATCCAAACTTGAGATTCAATGAAGACAATTGTCATGGTCAATGTGTCCATTGCAATCAGCATCTTCATGGGAATCTTCTGGAGTATCAGATAGGAATCTTGAAGAGGATTGGAAAGCATAGACTGGAAGAATTAGAATCACAGAGGAATGAACCATTGAGACTTCCTCTGGATGAAATCAAAATCAAAATCAATTTATACAAATCAAAAACCAAACAACAATGTACCAAGTAGAATCAGTAGAATTGCCACAAGCAAAAGGAAAGAAATCAATCTATCCATTCAAGACTCTTGAAGTCGGTGAATCATTCTTCATCTTTTGTGAACCAGAGCAGATGACCAAGACACAAAGGAAGATGTCTGCTCTATGTGTGATGTCTGGGAAGAGACATGGAAAGAAGTTTGTCACCAGAAGAGTTGACAATGGTGTGAGAATCTTCAGAATAGAGGAGGTGAAGTCATGACTATTGACCAAGCAAAGGACAAAGTCAAGAATGATATTCAACACTACTACAACAAGGAGCAAGTGATTGAACTGCTTGACAAGTTGACCATCAAACCAACATCACACACTTTAACACTATTCTGAGTATGAAGCCAAAAGTCAAAACATGGTTGAACCAGATTGAATCTGGAATGATATCCAGCAACACAACAAGGATACTTCACTACATCATGATGCATGATGGATGCACTATCCTACACATGAGAGAAGACTTGCTCTGCTCACATCAGACATTGACTGCAATCATCTCTGCATTGATGGATGAAGGACTGGTCAAATCAATTGGGGAGATTGAAGTTGATGGTTCACACTACTCCAGAATGAAATATGTATCCGACTCTGTAGACAGAATCATGCAAATGAATAAGAGGAGAGAGGAGAAATTCCACAGATTCATTCTTTCTATGGGTGAATATCTGGACAAGTTGGATGTCATCCAGCAGCATCTGGATGCTTTGAAGTTGGAAGATATTAATCACACACACACACATCATGAGTCTACTGAACTGGAATCAAAGAGTCAAGGACATATTCAAGGAAGTCTATTCTGACTTGTATGTATACAGGTTGACCAATAGACACATCACTTGGTGGAGAAGCATCTACATAGTGACCATGCTCTTGTCTATCTATCTGTCATATGCTGATGACTCATGCTGGTTGAAGACTTGGTTCACCATCTTCTTCATTCATACTGGAGCAGTAGTGATTGACATCCTCTACATCCGCTCCAGATTCAACATCATGGTGAAGAGACTGAGTGATGATGGTATCAAAGTCAATATAGACTACATCATCTACATCTGTGAGGACATTCTCCCAGATTGATTCATACAAAGAGCATCCAGATTGGATGCTTTTTTGTTTTGTAACTTGCTGAATTTCAAGCATCAAAAAAATATCTCACATGATTGTTGTGTGATGTCTATATCTGTCTATATTTGATGCCATGAACAACACACATACAACCAATTCAATTGCATCTGGAGACAAGTCAATGAAGATTCATGTCTCCAATGGTGCAAGAACACTTTGCAATAGAAAGTCTTTGCACAAGGAAGACAAGCAAACATTCAAGAATGCTCTTCAAATTGCTCCAGAACTTTGTTGTGCAAAGTGTACTGCTATCATCAACAGAATCAAATAATCCTCAAACACACACACACATGAAACCAGTAGTTAAACCATTCACCACAGATTGCTTTGGCAATTCATTTGACTCTTTGACCATTGCACAACTGATTCAATTGAGAGATGCAATTCAACTTGAAATCAAGCAGTATTCATTCTACAAGGAAGGAATGAGATATCAGAAGAAGCAGAGAGCAACACTTGCACTATTGCAATCTTTAACTATAGCATAATTCACTCACTCAAAAAACTATACACACATGATACAAAGAGTCACAATCCTATCTCAAGGTGCTGGAAGCAAGATGTACACACTATGGAACTACAACATTGGTAGTGGGTATTGCAAGCCACAATACATCAAGAATCTTTCTACTGACTATGATACTGCTCTCATGCTTGCAGAGCAGTTTGCAGAACGTGCTGGAAGAGAATTGTGGAATGATGCTATGGAATCTCTCAAACCAATCCTCAGAAGTCAGCAGATGACTCCTACTATGGTGAAGTTTGGGAAGAACAAAGGAGTAGAATTGAAAGATTGTGAACCAAAGTTCATCATCTGGGTAGCAAAAGGATGTCCATTATATAGTGAGAAATATGAGGACTGGTGCAATTATTCATTTGGTGGTAGTGACTTTGAATCATATGCTCAATCATTAGCAATAGAACTTGGTCTTGGAGTGATGCACAAGGAGAAGTTCTATACTACAGAGCAGTATCAGAAAATAGTTGAGAAGGAGCAATTGATGTCTTCTCTGGTGAATGGTCATCACTATACTGATGGTCAAAGATTGGACATGACTTTGACTTGCATCAAGCAGACTGGATATGAGTCAGCATATGGATTCATCAATGTCTATACTTTCATTGATGCTGACAAGAAAGTGTATACCTACAAAGGAGGAACATTGACACAACCAATCCAGAATGTTGATGGAATACATCAATGGCATTCACATGATGCAGTTAGCAAGGATATGACTATCACTTGCAAAGCAACCATCAAGCATTCTACATATAAGGATGAACCAGTCACCTTCATCCAGAGATTGAAGATTGAGATTAAGTAGTCAATCACCAGATAGAAAAAGAAGAGGACTCAGTAGAGTCCTTTTTTGTTTTCAGATGTATGAATACTTCCCATAATTGGGATGAAGTTCAAAGTACATTCTCATCATCACCATATCTGCATAGTCGGGAGATATTCCATGTTGTCTCTGAATCTCTTCTTTGCTGGTCACAGAGAGTCTTGAATCTGAATCTGGATGTCTCCTTCGTATCATGTCCAGTTCTTTCACTAATGTGTCTCTATTGACCAATGGAAGGATGATTCTATTCTGCTCTATCATCTCAGCGAGTTTGAAGTAGCATTCTGCTTTCATATTCATGAACTTCTCTGGATGCTTTGCTCTTGCACCATTCTGGAATCCTCTACACTTCAAGAAGTCTGTTGCTCCTCCTCCCACACCATCTTCATCACAGATGATGTTGGACAACTTGACTTGGTACTTTCTACTCAATTGTCTGATGGACTCCACAACTTCATTGATTCTGTTCTTCCTGTATTCAACCACATCAATCAACTGGAGATTCCTCCAGACTCCAATGGTAGTTCTATCCTTTCCAAGACGAGCAATATCTGCTGTGATGTACATCTCTCCTGTCTGGTCTTCATCTCTGAAGCATCTCAGCAAGTCATCATAGTTGAAGAGATTGTCTATTGATTCATCATAGTCCCAGTCTCCTTCCAGCAGTCTCTTTCTGTCTACTTCTGGGAGTCGGGAAAGAGTCTCATAGTATGTTGGTGGTAGATGATGATTGTCCATTGCAGTTGCTTGGATGAAAGCATACTGATGTGGTAGTGAACCAGTCTTCCAAGGAGAGAAGATTTCATTGTACAACCATCCCTTGGAAGGATTGCAAGTCATCAATCCCTTGGGAGGAAGATTGTATTCTCTCAACTTGAATCGGACTCGACTCCTCAAGATGTCTATTGCTTTCTTGGTGACTTGGGATACTTCATCTACAAACCAGTCTGTGATTTCCAAACTTCCAAGTGAGTCAAAATTTTCATCTGAAGGATATGCATACAAGTCCTTCAAGACAATCTCACTTCCATTGCTGAATGTGATGACATTTGATTGACCATTGAATCTATAGTCTTTGTCTGCTCTGAGTCCATACATCTGACAGACTTCAAAGAATGTCTTCAGAGTAGTCTTCTTCAATGTGTCCAACTTACTTCTTCCAATCAGTCCTCTTGTACCTTCATACTTGAGTCTTCTTTGTATTTGCCATGCACAACCAAGAAAGGACTTGCTTCCTCCAGCAGCACCACCAAACAAGACCAGTTCACATTCATGGTCTATTGCAAGATGTCTGAGAGCATCCAGTTGCTTGGGAAGAAACTCTATCATAGTAGATACTTCTTGTCACCAGTCAAGTCATGAAGTTGGAAGAAGATTTGATTCATCCTCTTGCTTGCTTCTACTGATGGTTTCATGAGTCTCTTGCAGCATAGAAGAATCATCTCTTCCATTAGTTCCTGTTCTTTCTGTTTGATGTCTATTTCATTCATTGGAAAAACTTTTTGAATATGTATTTGATTTCATTGTTCCATAGATTGACTTCTACCTTGTTCCCATATGCAACAATCCTGTATCCATCAAAGTCCTGTTCAGTATGATACTCTTCTGTCATGAGTATGTTGGTGATGGTGTATGATAGATATGTCTGCATCTCAAAGTAGGAATCCACAAAGTCTGCAACCAAGTCTTCAAACTCATCTGCTGATAGATGCTGGAAGTCTTCCTTGTCATACCATAGTTCACCCAGAATGACTTCATCCTTTTGATTCCCAGAGATACGATAGTGAAGAAGTTCACCCAGTCTTCCCAGAGCATTGAACATCTCTTCTGATTTGTCATTCCCTTCATAGTAGTCTATCATGTCTTGGAATGTCATAGTATCCCAAGTGAGTCTTGGTTTGATATACTGGGATGTGGTGACTCCACATGACTCCAGTAGTTCAGTAAATGTGTACCATTCTTTCATCTGATGTATTCATGATTCTCACCAAGTCTCATCAATGTCTCCTTGTATTTTTGGTGACTCACTCCAATCACTTCACTCATATGCTTTGCTATATTGATTTGATTCTTGTGAAGCATCATGATTTCATTGACTGCTTTGTCCAAAGATATCT